CTGATCCTGATCCGTAATTTCCGTAACCCATTATAGTTTATTCTTCTTCCTTTTCTATGTACCAATGTTCATTTTCGGGTGTGTTTGGATCGTCAGCAATAAAATGTCCTTTCTCATTTCTTGCCCTTTTTTTAGTAGCTTTTTGTAATTGTTCTTCTTGATATTTCTTTTTATCAACTTTAATTACAAGTCCCTGATCTAATAACCATTGTGCAGGCTTACGATCTAAGGTATCGCCTTCTTTAATTTCTTTATTCTTAATTTTTAAATTTACTGTAGCAATATACATACTCTTATCCTATCACTTCTACTACAAATTCCACGCCAAGTAAGTTAGTATTATTTAACTCGAAAGCGCCGTAATCTCTTACTTCTGTAACTCTAACAGAAGACGCTACACCACCCAAAGTTAGATCGCTTTCTATTGCAGACTTCATAGAGTTAGTTCCTGAAGTCTTTATAAACTGATCTAAAGTTTCTTGGCTGTCCTGTCCGTCAACATTAGCGACAAACAATCTAACAGGGATCAAGTACTTATCTGATCCCCTAGCCATAGTAGTATCGTATTCTAAAGTATCAAGCACCCCAACTACTGCTAAAGGTGGCTCAGCTCTATCAGGTACATAAGCGTAAACATCAACGATCGTGATGTTGTTTGAAATATTAGTTGCTATTCCTGATCTTAGTTGTGTCAAAGTCGCCATGACTTGATGATAGCATAGATCTAGGATCCTTCGATAGTCTTGTAGATTTCTGTATGATCTATCTGCGTTACTTGATCTTTAAGATCCTGAAGTTTAGATCTGAAGATCTGATCGCATTGATCTTCTGATTTTCCTTCTATGATCAGATCAATAGTTCCTTCAACTGAATATAAGATCTTTACTTTTTTATTTAGATCTTCTTTGATCCATGACTTTAGATCTTCGGACAATCCGCCCTGAAGGAAAGTCTGAAGATCTAATAGTCTGCGTTTCAATTCCATAAATTTATTTTATATAACTAGGAAATAAATTTATTAGATTTTTTAAGTAGGTATAACTTTCAAAAGCGTTATCGCCTGCAATTTTCAAAGTATCATATATTTGATATTCTTCATCTTCTTCATGAAGTTTAGAAATATCTATTAATCTTCTAATTTTCATTATTTCCATAAATAGATCATCAGCTTGATCAACTAATGTTTCTATTTTTGTTTTACTTGGAATATTCTTAGGTACGATACCTAAGTCTATTGCTCTTTGGTTTATTTCTATATCCATTTAAAGTTCCCCTTTCGTGTTTGGATAATTTAGATCTATCTCTTTTAGATCTAAAATCTTTCTAACTTCTTCGATCTGATCATGACTTGTGATGTCATGAGCGATGATCTGTTTTATATTTTCTAATGGTGTCATTATTCCCCTAACCAAAGATGAAAAAGATCTGTACAATCTTCACAAAGATTATGCACATCAGTTCCATATTCTTTTATCGTTTTTTCTGTTTTACATTTTCTACATTTAAAAGCCATTAGCTTTCCCCTTCCTAAAGGCTGTCTAGTTGACAGCCTTTTCTTCATAAACATATTTAGTATCTGTAAAATCTAACCAAATATGATTACCACTTGTGCTAGTAAATTTATAGATCCCATATTCAGATCTAATCATTGCGAAAGATCCGCCTGATCCACAAGAACTACAAGTCATGTGATAACTATCAATAAGTTCAGGTCTAATACTTTCAAGAGATAAAAACTTTCTACCCCTTTTGTCAGCGTCAACAAAGATCCATGCACCTTTTAAATTTTTACCCCTGCTATTTTTTTGATGTATGTCTTCTTGGCTACAACCTACATGCTCTAAACCATACTTTAATTGTCTTTCGATCATGTTCTTAGGAAGAGTTCTTGCAGAGTGTAATTCAAATCCCACTTCTACCCACTTAGATACTCTTTTGACTTCTTGTCCCCTTACTGATCTTTTTTCTGTCTTCACTTTTTATTCCCCTTCCTTCGACACTCTATTTATTAGAGTGTCGAATAGCGTTACACTTGGTACACTTTGTTACAAGTGTATCAGGCGCTCTTAAAAGTCCCGCAGGACTTTCAAAGACACCACCCTTTATGGTGTTCACGATTTTAAATGTGTGATCACATTTAATGTAGGATCCACCAAGAAAGTTTGGTGTAGTATTTTTAGTAGTCATATCAACCCCCTTCAAAGTTGTTTGAGTATTTAAAGTATTCATAATATATACTTTAATCGAAGATTAAAATATTGTCAAGTACCTTTTTTTTTGATATGGCTGATTTAGCCTATATTTCGTGTTTTAAGAAGAATAAGCCCAATGTTTATAGGCTCAAAAGAGTGGGAAAAAAAAATTATTTTTTTTATTTAATTTTTTTAAATTGTTTCTCAATATCGTTAGCTAGATCTACTAAGAGTGCTTTTCTTTCCATTTTTGTATCTTTCTCTGCGATCAGTAAATAAGGTACAAGCGGTGTTCCTTTATCAGCTATTGAAAGTGCAACTGCATAAGCCAAGTTCGGATCCCCTAGTTTTCTTTCAGCCCACCCACGCAATTTATTAACAGGTGGAAAGTGCGGTTTAGATCTTGTATAAGGCTCTGTTAGTTTTAATCTTCCTGATCTCTTTGGATCGCCATGAACGAAAGGGGACTTAGGGCTATCTGATCTAACTGTAATTCTAGAAGGTAATCTTCCTTTACTTTTTATCTGCGTTGATCTAATAGATCTTATAAGTGCGCCCGTATCTTCAGGTGCGACTTCTTGCGCTCTATTCTTTATTAGATAAGCTGATGATCTCATATAGGATCTGATCGGCTTGCTTGATAAATTTCCTAGATCAACTTTTCTTTTTACTTTGGCTAATCCTGTTACTTGGAATTTCTGACTAAAAGCCATGACCTATAGTCGATGTCTGATATATGGCTTTACTAAAGTCTTAGCGTCAGGATCCATTTTCTGAAACAACTCTCGTTCGCCTGTATCAGAAGATCCATAAGTTGAGAACGGACTATCTTTTCTTTTCCATAATCTAGATGATTGTAAAAGTGTTGCTTGTTTGATTGCGTCAGGTACAGCATTAAATCCCCATGTAGCCGTGATCTTAACATTTTTAACTATATCAGGATCAAAACGCTCGCTAGATCTTCTATCTAAAATCACTAGAGTTTGATAAGGTATATCATTATCCCCGTCTAGATCAACGACATCTAATGGCTTTAGATAGAAATCTGTATCAAGTGTAATTGTTTTGTTGTGTGATCCGTCGTCTGTTGTATCAAGTTGAACTATTAGTCCTGTTGTAGTTGCAATATCAGGAACATCTAAGACATACTCATTATCAGGTGTAAAGAATTTAACTTGAACGCTCTCGCTCTTGAAGAAAATTCTACCTGTTATCTGATCAATAAGTCTTGAACTAGCATTGATCGCATTATCTAAATTCGTATCTTGTGATGTTCCTGAAAGCCCGATCATTGTTTTAAGATCGTTCTTAGAACAGTATTGGGCATGCGACATTAGAACTACTTAGCTTTATTTTCAGCAGGTGCTTTAGCTTTCGCCTTAGCTTTATCTAATCCCCACTCTTTAGCTTGTAGATCAGATACTTCATCGCCTTTCTTACCAAGTAATTTACCTTTAGCCCACCCTTTAGGAAGACCGTCAGTTCCTTCGGCGATTTTACCTTCATCATTTATCCATAAATCTTTTTTAAGTTTCATAATTTTCCTTTTCTTTGTTTGATCCGCACCCGCCCCGTAAGACGAGTGCGACATCAAAACCATTTTTAACTATCTATTAAAAGTTAGTTATTGAACAGAAAGCAGTAGCCCTGTAAATAGGGAAACCTAATCTCATGCTAGCTTTCATCATGACTTTATCTTTAGTGAAGAAGTCATCATGGCTATCAGACATAGATACTTCTATGCCCTGTCTTGAAACTATGTGAACTGCTTGTCCGCCACCGAAAGCACCAACCAAAGCTGTTCCTGCTGAAATAGCTGTTGTTGGAACTACAGGTACACCCCATACACTTGCTTGCGGTGCGCCGTTCATCATACCTGCGCCCACGAATAGTGGTTGTAATGCGCCTGATGTTGTTACGGCGTTTACTTCTGTTACTACATCGTACCAATCAGAAGGGTGCATAAGAATTGCGTCAGGCTCTATAAATGCGTCCTTTCGGATTTCTGTAATTGCCTGATAAATTTGTCCAATTCTCTTCAAGTTTCCTGAGAAAGATGAATAATCAAAAGTATTAATTCCTGATTTGTTTAAGATACCTCGAATAATTGGTGCTGATCCTGATCCACCGATTAATACATCGGACAATCTAAGTTCAAGCATTGTTCTTAATCTGCTATCTAAGTAGCCCTGTACTGCTGATACATCAGCAAGCAGTTCTTCTGTAACAGGTATAGAAACACCAAATTTTCTGATCTCTTCTGTTCTTTCTGTGAAAGCTAAAGCACTTTCGCCAAAAGCTGATCCTTCTGCTACTTCTGCACCGTTATTGGTAAAAGTAGTTTCTTCAAGATACTTATATTGATATTGATCTGTATTGATTACATCAAAGAGATCTATAACAGTAGCATTGTTTCTTGTTGCTGTAGGGACGATAAGATCATCTCTAACTACAGCAGGTGGATAGTTGCTTTCAGTTAAAAGAGTTTTAGTTTCAGTTAAAGGCGACCAATTAATTTCAGATTTAATTCCTTTTGCGCCGTCTTTGACATACGCTTGAAAAGCCTTACTCTCGTACAATGCTTGTCCAAGTGTTTTAGCTTTTTCTTCTACAGGAACTTCGTTGAATACAGGTGCAGTAACTTCTACAGCTTTTCCTTCTTCAACATCATTTTCTAATTGCGCTTTTTTACTTTCAAAAACTTCCATTTCTCTTACTTCTTTAGCCAATGCGTCAATAGTGTCATTTCTTTTGATCCACTCGTCGCGTGTTTCAGCGTCAACTGTTCCATTTTCCATGTCTTTTACATCTGCTAAGGCTTTTTCTCTAAGATCTTGAAGTTCTTGCTTTTTTTCTTTTAAGCTCATTTTCTTCCTTTTATATATCGGCTGTTTCTGTTAAAACCGCCATTGTTCTTAGAAATAAGTCTTGATCTTCTTCAGTATTCTTGATCATGTTTTCATCTTTCACGCCTGCGTCTAATAGATCATTAAGATCTACATAAGCGTCGTGCAAGTCTTCTACAAGATCCTGAATAGCTGTAGATGATTTCTCGCTTAGTTTCTTTCCTTTTTCTAGGCGTAAAGAAGTAAGTTCTTGCGCCCTGTTGATTACTGATTTCAAAGTGTTACGCACCTCTTCAATTTCTTCAGTAAATCTTTTACCTTCTGTCTTTTGTTCTTTGACAGCTAGGGTATGGGTATTCTGATTAGCACCAACTAGGACGGGGCTAACTTCCCATACTTTTAAACTTTTTAGATAACGGACTTCAACTTCTTCTGATCCGTCTTTGGTAAACATACCATTTTCACTATCTAACACTTCATATCCGAACGACCATTGTTGAAGATCGCCCATAGCTTTTACAGTTTCGTAAGCGTCTTTTCCTCTTTGGGTGTCCATGATAAATTGACCTTTGAATACTGCTTGTCCTTCTTCTTCTACAATTTCGCCACGACCGATTACATCTTTCCAATCATGTCCCCAAACCATAGCCACGCCTTTTTCGCCGTAGCCTGATTTTATAGAGTTTGGAAGAACGACATCGCCGTCGCTGTCCACTTCGTTAAATACTGAAAATACTGCTTTAACAGATCCTTTCTCGCCTTCGTCTGTTAGAAGAGATATATTTTTAAATTGTCTTTCCATTTTCAAGCCTTCCTAGTAATTCGCTTATTATGATAAATAGTAGTACACCTACAATTCACAATCAATTCAATGGGTGCGCCGAATTTACTATCTGCGGGATAGTCCATTTTATAGCCTAGCACATTAAACTGCTTTGACATAGGAACACGCTGATTATCTACGATCCTATGAGCGTCCCTTACTTTCCCGTCCCTTCTTGTTAGCCATGATTTTTCTAATGCAAGTCCTGTTTTCTTTGCGCCCTGCTCTTGTCCCCATTGTGATAAAGCAAGACCTTCTGTTCTAGCTATTTTTTGAGCGTCGCCTAACATACGCTTAGTTAAACTTTGTGATAATTCGTTAGCTACATAATCATCAAGATCAGTTCCCCTAAGTCCTAATGCTCTTCCTGCGTCTAATGATTTTCTAAGCGCTCTGTTAACAATATCTTTTCTTGTTTTAGACATTTCAGGAAACAAAGTATTTAAACGATCATTAACAAAGTTTATAGCGTCAGAATTTCTAGTAAGATTTTCTATTGGGATCTGAACGCCCCTAGCTGATCGTAAAGGATAAAAACCTTCTGCAACTACTTCTCTTGTAGGCTTTCTTCTTCTTTGTCTTGCGATCGCTTGTCGTTGTTCTTCTGTAAATTGTGTCTTAACATTTTCAGGAAGAAGAGTAACAAACTGATAAAAGTAATAATCTGTCATCATAGAAAGATAAAGATCATAGAAATCAGATTTCCAATTCTTTACATTTTCATCTATCAAGAAATCTACAACACCGATCAGACCTGCTTGTCTTACTGTATTGTCTTTTATGTAATTTAAAATATCTTTTCTTTGACGATCTAATAACCTGTAGTACTCAACTGCTAAAGCGTAATCCCAATTCTTTAAAAGATCATTAAATTGCTTGTATAAAATATCTTTAGTTTCTTCGCTTTCAAATCTGCTAGCTAGTTCTTCTCTCTCTACTTCTTTTAGTAAGTTTCTTCTTCTGACTAATTCAACTGCTGATCTAGCTTTCTCATCTCTTTTGTTCATAGCGTTAACTAATTTATTAGACCACCTTCTACCTTTCGTTCCGCCCCAAAGTTCCCACGCGATAACGCCGTTGGTTGCGCGGTCGGTACGACCTGCAAGAAAGTCCCTGCTGTCTTCTGTTTCTAGATCTACTGCATGTCTTGGAAAGTATCTAGCGATCTGTCTAACTTTTTCAGGACTAGCTTTTGTATTATTTACTAAATATCTTGCAGTACCTAAACCAACAGAAGTACCACCACGACCAAACTTCTTTCTTAGATCTAATCCGTATTGCGCTCTTTCTTTAACACCTTTAGGGATCGTAAAGTCTAGATCATCATATAAACCCTTTTGACCTTTAGAAGAATTAGGGTGGTTAGCAGGAAGAAGATCTGTATCGAAAGGCGATCTAGGAAACTTACCTGTCCTAAGTGCTGTCATGAAAGCTCGACATCTTGCGAAAGCCCATTGATCAGCAGATCTAACATTACCCCTAACACTTGCAGGATTATTCCTGTAAGCACCAACACCCCTTCTAAATACTGCTCTAAGCATACGCATAGTAACTCTGTACTTAGGATTTTTTCCGTTATGTTCTTCTACATATCCCCTAAGAACTTTCTCTACTCTTGCTGATAATTGTTTTTCTTCTGATCTGAAATCTTGTATGATCCTAACTTTACCTACTTCTACTTCTACTGATCTATCTGTTTCTTCGTGTGATCCGTCTTCTAGGATCGCCCATACTTTTACTGTTAAGATCTCTTCTTCTGAATTTATTGAAGTTACTATCCCGTGAATTGTAGAAGGTGGATCAGGATCTTTATTGATCGACCAACTTACAGCAGATCCGACATTGACTTCACTAATAGTCGCCATTTATGCGCATTTCATATTCTTCATGCGTAGAACACGGCATATAAACTAACTCGCCGTTTTCATCGTGAGTATGAGTTCCTGAACAGCCTATCTCTTCTGCTCTCTCTCTTGCTTGTTCAACATTGTCAAAAACATCTTTCCTAATTTCATCTTTAAGATCTAGATCATCTTCGTATTGACTTTCGCCGAAACGATGTATCTGCGCCAATCTGCTTTCTGCTAGTTCTCTAGTTGGGTAACAACCAAAAGATCTAGTTTCTGTTTCGTTATAAACGCAGAATACTTGCTTGCCTTCTTCCTGTTCTTCTTTAATGATCTTAAACTCTAAATCTTTTTGATCAATTCTTAAAAGATCAAGTCCTGCTAATTCTATTTCTTCGATCTGCTCTTCCTGATTAGGCTCTTCTGTTTCTTCTTCAACTTCTTCCATTTCTCTGATCTCATCTTTACCAACTTCTACAACTGAATTAGATCTTATATAGTATTCATCTTCTTCACTTGTAGGAAGTCCAACCGCTCTTCTTGCGTCTGCTACTGTAGCCCAACCACCCTGCACGGCACTATTCATACGGACATAGACCTGATCTGTGTCCTGTTGTAAAGCTCTAATATCTTTTAAATCATAAGTACAAGTTAAGTTATCTGAATTTATAAAATCTGTTTTAAGTAATTGATTTTCAAACTCTTGTGCTACTTGTCGCCATAATGGGATCAAAGTATTTTCTGTAAATGTTTCTCTTAGTTCTCTAGCGTTTGAAAAAGTAGATCGGTCTAGTCCTATTTTTAGTCCTGCGAGAATTGCGGGAACGCCTAAAACTGCGCTGATCCTGCTTTCAGGTACATTTCTAAGAGTTCCTATATCAAGATCTTTAGGACTAAAAGATAAAGTTTCTACTGACATAGATCCTGATAAGATCAATGGCGATCCTTTTTGTGATCCACCAACCTTACGCATGTAAGTTCTTTGGATCTGATCAGCGTCTTCTTCAGATAGCATATATTCATCTTTAGGACTTATGATCACGGAAGGAACACCCATATTAGCAAGCAACGCAGTTCCTAACTGTCCTGCGCTCTCATCGCCGTAAATCTCTCGTAATACTGTTTTTAAAGGTGCGAAACCTTTTTTATGATCATCAGGATCAATACCATTTCTAATATGGATAATGTCTTCGATCTTAAATAACACTTTCTTATTTTTTATTTCATATTCATATCCTGTTATAAGTTCTTCGCTAGTTCCAACAGGTGTAACATATTGCGGGATCAATGGGTGTAATCCTATGACTTGTCCTGCATTGTTCTTTTGTTTCATTAAGTAAGCGTCGCCTGTTACATGGATCGAAGTCATCATGTAGCTAGATAGAACATCGCCTGTCATATACTGATTAGGCTTTTTCATTAAAACTTCTAGTGGGTGGTTAGGGACATATTCTTGATCGCCTTCTTCTGTATATTTATTAACAACTAATCTTCCTTCAGAGAAAGATCTAGATAAAACACCTAAGCAAGCTACTACGGCTGAATTACTAGCGCCATTACCTAGATTGTTGACATCGAACATACCTGCTTGGGTATTGTAACCCTGAATATAACTTGAAGATGTTACAGGATAATCGTCAGCGAAAAAGTTATATCTTTTTCTATCATCTCTAATTGTTGATCTTCCGAATATTATATCGGATAGTTTTCTTCTCTCTTCAGCCAATGTCAAACCTTTCTAATGGATCAAGACGCAATAGGAACGCACCCAATAAACTATCACGCCTGATCCAAATCGTGTCAATCGTATCATTACCATAATACATAAATTTTCCCTACTTAATAAGCCCTAAGACTTTTTTTCCGATCTGTTTCTAGTACGGCGTAAGCGAGTGCGTCAACTATGTCATCGTGTTCCCCTTCAGGAAACTGTAACATCTCTCTTTGAAGATCATCATACCACATAGCACCTGATCTGAAGAAGATTTGTCCGCCTTCCATTTTAGCTGACAATGGTAAAGCTCTATTGATCTTATCTCGATCAGCTCGTAATTCTTTTACTAACAAACCTTCTTTTCTTGCGATCTGTATCAATGCTAATTGAAATCCAACCTTTTCTATTCCTACATAAGTTAGATCATGTTCTCTTACTTTATCTTTGATCATAGGAATTATGTCAGGTGCCTGAAGTCTTTGTCTTACTAGATCCATAACTAAAAGATTATTATTTGGTGTTCTAGCGCAGATCGCCATTACGGTATAGTCAGCCTGTTCTTTTGTTGATGTAGCTAGATCAACTGTAGCGAACTTAGATAACTCATCTTCATAAACTTCTTCATTAGGTAACTGTATTTTATTTCTTGTGATCAAGTAACCGTCTTTGTCGTATTCTGTAACTTCTTCTGATCTATATCTCTTAAACCAAGTATCTTGAAAGATCCCGCCTGAGAACTCTACAAATTGTGCTAAGTATTCTTGACTATAAAGATATGATCCTATTTCTTCTTTAGCACTTTGTAGCTCTTCTTCGCTGATCAATGGGTTTACTGATGTAGGAAAGTTCCACCTTTCCCAATCTTCTCTTTCGCCTGCAACATTATAGATCTCTTCAAAGTGATTAAATCCTTTAGGTGTAGATATAAACAAAGCACCACCCCTGCTAATTGATAACATAGGACGCACGATCTCTGCCCATACATTAGGTTTCATAAAGGCGTATTCATCTAATACAGCGAAGTCTAAGCCTGATCCACGCATACGATCAGGATTATCAGCAGATCTAATAGATACTGATCCGCCTGTAGTTGTGATAATTGTCTTCTCACTCTCTCTAACTTCTACGCCATATTCGATCCCAATGTTTTTAAGATCTTTCCAACCTTCTAAACCCATAGCGTAAGTAGGTGCAATCCAAAAGGCACGACCACCACGCCAAGCCTTTTCCAAGCATAACCATACGCCTAATCTTGTTTTTCCTACTCTACGACCACCGCAGACGACTTTATATCTTGCATTAGATTTAGCTACTTCTCTTTGATGATCATAGAGCTTAGGCATATTTACTACATAATGTTCCTTTAGATCTTGATCTTTTATCTCTGTTTCCACTTATTGTTCCCTTTTTTATAGTCGGAATTATCGGAATTTTTGCGACATCTTTTACATAATCCTAGATCATCTTCGTTCCAATAAGGCTGAAGACACTCTTCGCAGTAGGCTACTTCTATTTCGTCATCTAGATCATCTAGTATAGGATCATCAGTAAACATTATTCTTCTTCTTTTACTTCTTCAAACTCTGTGTCCCAATCATCAACATCATCTTCGTTAGGATCTCTATCTATTAATGATCCGTCTGACCAATTAAGATCTATTACTTTAGGTTTATTTATTTCCCCCGAAATTTCTACTTTATCCCGTTTTCCGAACTTATCAGGGTATTTTCTTTCTAAGATCCATGCGTCCGCTGTCCATGCGCCTTCTGATCCTGCTTTTTCTATCCTTCCGATCCTTCTAAGTATGCTTTCACTCTCTGCTAATCGGATCTCTTCAAATAAAGATAGATACGGCTCTACTTCTTCATCAGCTAATTCACGCCATTTTCTAAATGTTCTTGATGTAATTCCTGCATAAGCGCAAGCGTGTTCGATAAAAGATCCTAGCTTTATAGCGTCTATTAAGCGTTGTCTTTTATATTCGTCTAGTAGTTTATAAGGTTTATTATTCATGCGCTCTTAATCATACTAGCATTATACGGAAAAACCGCCTAGCAGTTGCCTGTCAGGCGGTTGATCCGATTTAGTTAAGCGGAAACCTAAAGGGGAATAGGTTTCTTTTTAAAGGGCTATCAAACTTAACTGATCCTTTTCAGTATAGTCCAAGCGTGTTAATTTATACATATTCATTTTATGATTATGCTGATCACAAGTTTTACCTTCAATTATGATCCCTTTTTTCCTTAGATCTGCGATCCGTTGTGCATAATCTTTAATAAATAACTCTCTAAAGAATATTGAGCTACATACCCAAGTCCCTTCATGTCTTTTTAAGACATCATGAATACGATCTTTATCTGACTTCTTCATTATTCTTCCCCTTCTTTTTTCTTTATAATTGATAGTCGCCAAGATACTGCATATTCTAAATCAGACAACATAGGAACATTACAATTACTTCTAGTATATCTAAAATAAATAGACCTTCTTTTACCTATTTTCATTATTCTTCTTCCCCTTTTGTATCTTCTACTTTTTTTATAGGCTTATCTGACCAACCTGAAATCAATATCTCTTCTACTTTTGATAACGGTATCGGTACAGGATATTTAGAATTAGTCCAAAGTAAGATCATTGGCTCGTCCCCAATAAAGCCGAACTGTCCTTTTACTTCTGTTACGCCTTCCTGAACTATAACCGCATAGCTCATCTGATTTGGATTAGCATATAGCTTTCTTTTTTTTGGATCAGGACTATCAGGC